GGTCCAATGATCTATGAAGGCATTAAACAGATGATCAGTAAACAGGACGAGGAGATAGAAACTCTGAAGGAACAGTTTAACCCAGATGTAATGAACCAGCATCAGCAAGAACTTCTTAGAGAGGTACTCGAGGAAGCTACTCGCAGTGGTATTATACAAGGTATGAGTCAAGCTAAACCACCTGAAGTAAATGTTACTGTGGATGGAGGTAGTAGTAATACCTTTGCATTTATGGGAGATCCAAACAATCAATTCTCACTATTCGGATAAGCTATGGCTTCTTTAAAATCAAATACATATGAATTAAGGGAACAACTCTATGCTAAGCAGAACAAATCACGATTCAACAGTGTTAACTTCAGTAATCCAGTTAATGCTATTGGTCGTACTGCTACAGGGGTTATATCTGATTTATCCCAGACCTTTGTAGAGCATACCGGAGGATTAACTAATGGAGATATCAACAAGGTCTGGAGAGCTAAGATATTATTAGATAGGTTGGGGGGTCCAGCCACAGGTAGAATACCAGGACTTTCTAGAGATGACGCTAATACTGGTAAGGCTTATACTCCTAATAATGGTAAGCTTGTTAGAGGAAAAGGAGATCTATATCTCGGTCAACCTACCACCAAACTTAATAAAGTAGAACACGAAAATATTCAGAAGTATCAAAACGTTCCAAGACCCATTGGAGAAGTAGAAGGAGATCATTTTGAAACTCTTCCTTGTGACAGGCCAAGTACTAAAACTTTTAAAGTTTCACGATCTGCTAATGAGCGCCAACAGTTATCTCAGAAGGCCAGTTCACATAAAAAGAATGAGATCATCATTTTTAATATGAATGGTGAAGATGATACTTACCAGTACCTTATACTTCAGAATCGTCCTCCAGAATTGGAATTCCAGGGAGAAACATCCTGGGCTGCTATTAAGTCCTTCGGTAGGAATGTACCTATGTACCATTTTACTGGAGCAGAAGATAAGATACAGCTTCAGATATCTTGGTTCTGTAATGACCCAGACAGGCCATGGGAAGTTATTCAGAAATGTAGACTTCTAGAGGCTTGGTCTAAGTCTAATGGTTATGTAGCAGGTCCTCCAATACTACAACTAGATTGGGGTGGTTCTGGCCTATTTGATAATGCCTATTTCATTCTTACATCTGCAACCTATGTACTAAAGCAATTTAGGGATGGTTATATGGACCGTAGGTCTAATGAAAATGTAGAATGGAGAGATGGTAGGCTCTATCCTATGGCAGCAACTCAGGAACTAGTATTCTCCAGAGTAAGTAGTACTAATCCATTACACTCAACTATCTATGATCCAACTAAGTTGGAAGGTATTAATGGTATTGGTACTAGTAAGAAAGATCAAGTAGCTAATCCAAGAAATAATCAATCTTCATTATGGCAAGTATAAAAAGTCCTTACGATTCAGTAGTAATAGTAGAATATCCAGATGATTCAATAAGTTTGGAGTCTACTAAGGAAACCGTAATTACTACTGATGACGATTTGATCTATACCGTCAAAGATGGAGATACTCTTCAAGGTATAGCTAATGTATATTATAAGGATTCTGGCTTATGGCATATCATAGCTTTGGCTAATGATATACAGAACCCGTTCGATGAAAACGAATTTTACCCAGGACAAATATTAAAGATACCTCAGTATGGCGGAAATTAAAACTCCAGCTAGTGCTAGTGTATTACACCACGGTACTGCTACTCCATATTTAGCCATTTTTAGTGAAGTTGGCACCCCTTTATTACATCCAATAACGGGGGTGCCTCTTGGGGCGTATATAAGCCAATTCCAGTATAAATATGATGAGGAAAAACACAATGAGTGTACTATTACCTTTGATTGTGGAGATCCAGATGTAGTAGACGAGAAATCTTTCCCCAACAACATGAAAATATTTGTTCAGTGGGGTTATATATACTCTGATGGTAGCTCTGTATCTAGTGAGGCTAAGGCATTAAAGGTCAGAGATTACAATGTTGATTTTGATGATCAGGGTGTACATAGCACATTAGTTTGTTTGGATATCAAAGCCGATCTATTGTTAAGTCTCCCTGTAAAACCTAATGGAGATGACAATAAAACTCTAGACAAGTACTTAGAGAACGGCTGCGACTTAGAAATGCCAGTAATAATAGAAGCTTTCGTATGAATGACAAAATATCCCAACTCGTTGATCACCAGGTTTTTCAACAGTTACAGACAGCTCCAACAGATCATCCAATAGGACAAGGCACTATCATCTTTGCTAATTCCTTTACTGGTACTCCTGTTGATATGGACCAAAGGGTTAGAGATGCTTTAACCTCAGAATCCTTATTTATAGGTAATAATCCTCTAGTCCAATTACAAAAGGCTTTAGAAAGATTGGAGAAAGGTCCTTGGTATATTGATTGCCGTGGAGATGTTCTTTACATACATAACAAACCTTACTCTACTCCTTCAGTTCACAATTATGTGTATGCCAATGAAAATGGTGAGGTACTTTCTATAAGCTTTAAAACTCAATATAGAACCAAGAATGCTACCAGAGGTGCAACCATGTCCTTCGATAATTTTAAAAAGAACATCAGAACTACCTCAACTGGTATTTCAGTTGGTTCTGAACAGGAGATAAGAGATCAGGCTGCAGCCATGTCTGGGCCACAATTACAAGCCACTCCAAATCCTAATTACCTTAGTCCTGATATTGAAGCTGAAAGAGGTTATTGGGAAACTCATTGGAGAGGCAATGCTTCTCAATCTTCTACTCAAAAGATACAAGCTGAATCAGACCAAGAGTTCAAGAGAACAGCCCAGGAAGATTACGAGTATATGAAACGTGAGGCTCCTGAGGTACATACCAATTTGGTTCAGAACTTACTTCGTAATAAGAATATGGGCCAAGGATCTCAAGGAGAAAGGGAATTCCAACAAAGATTCCGGGAAGCTGGAGATGATCCAGCTAAGGTTCAATCTCTATTCCAAGAGTATTTTGGTCAGGATGTAGTTACTATTGATAATGGAGTATATAGGCCGATGGTAGAAACTAGAACTCTATCAGAATTGGTAGGAGGTGGAGGAGGAAGCTCTGTCTATATTCCTGCTTATGGTACAGATCATAAGAAGAAGGCAACTTCTTATGTATTCCAGTGGGGTAGTGCTAGTCCAATTAATGGAGGAGACTTTGCTTATTCTGTAGAGCAGTTCCTTAAAAGTAAGGGCTATGTCTTGGTGAGCAAACCTACTTATAACTCTGGCCCTGTTTCATCAGGTAGTAGACACGGTAATGTACAGGTTCAGATAGTTCATAAGGTAAGGTCTAAATACCCGTTATCAGCAGTTCAGTTAATGACTGACTACTATAGTAGGTCTTTAGAGAGCCCAGAAAGAGCTTACATGAAATACCTTATGAATAATGCTATGAACAATAGTACTCGTAAGGTTACCGAGAAGAGGTTGGAAGTAGAGATGAGGGTTATTGGTAGACCTACTCTTACTGCTTCTGCTAAGATTCACATAGAAAATATTGGCTCCAGATCTGGAGACTATCATATAAAGAGAGTGATACACAGGTTATCCTCTGATGGTTATACCTGTTCTCTTACACTATCTCCAGGTAACTACAAAGTAGCTGCCGATACTAATACAGTTGAAGCTAGTGTAGGAGCTTCTAAGAAAACCAAGAGAGCTCCAGATGGTGGAAGTGAGGTACAGCCTACTAATGGCGGAGTAACTATAGATCTCAGTATGCTTACTAAAGATGAGATGGAGTACTTTGCTTCTAAGGCAGGTAACGTTAACGAACAATCTCAGATTGCTACTGAGGTGGCATACAATCTCTATCTACGTTCTAACGATAAACCCGGAGCTTCTAAGACTGGAGTATATCATAAACATGTGGAGATGGACGGTAATCAAGTTACTAAGGTATGGTTTACTTCTACTCCTCCTTCTCATGGTTCTGACTACGAAAGCTTCAAGACGGTTTACTCAAGTAAGTTCTATGATCTGATTCGTAGAAAGACTGAGAATTATAAACGGTATAATAAGTGATATGGATAATACTGATATAATTGTCAACCAAGGTATAGAAGCTTTTGGTAGATACTACTCTAGATATAGGGCTATCGTAGTTGATAACGAGGACCCTTTATCAATGAATAGATTGAAGGTAGCTATACCAGATGTTCATGGAGGTATTATTGATTGGGCTATGCCAGTCAATCAAGCTGGTTCTATGGACAGTGGTTTTAAATATATAACTCCTAAGATCAAGGATATAGTATGGATATCATTCGAATGTGGTAACCCATCTAAACCTCTCTGGGAATATTGTGGTTGGGGATTAGAGGAATGTCCAGAAGAGTTAGCAAAGCCTAATGCTATTGGCATTGTAACTCCAAGTGGCAATAGAGTCTTACTCGATGATGATAGCGGCCAACTTACTATCTACGTAAAAGGAGATGTAATGGTCGTTAATGAGGAAGGAGATATCCAGCTTACCTCTAAAAAGGGCAGTATCTTCTTGGATGCTGCTGAAGGTATTATGGGACATGAAGGAGAAAATGGTGGATTGATTAACATTGACCAATTAACCGAGAAGCTCAATAATCTCCAAAGTGAGTTGGAAAAATTAAGAACTTTATTCAATCAACACACTCATACTTCTTCATCTCCAGGTTCTCCTACTTCTCCTAATTTGAATCAGGCCACAAGCCCTTTCAGCAAGTTTAAGAATGATGATTATGAAGATAAAACTTTCTTACACTAATGGCAAATATTCTAGAAAAAACAATTGGATCTGGAGCATTATATCCCATTAAACTAGAACAAAATTCTAGTGGGCAGACAGGATGGTACCCAGTGACCGGTACTCCAGACCTTATATTACATAATATAAATTCGGTTATACAGTACGAAATCGGATCAAGGATCAGGCAAGAGGATTTTGGAACTAGGCTTTGGGAATGTATTGAAGAGCCTAATACTCAAGCTCAAGCCTTTTTGGTTAACCAGTTTGTAAAACAAGCTATGGTTACCTGGGAAGATCGTATATATCTAACTAAAACCGAACTTGTACGTCAAGGTACTAAACTTTCAGTTATTATCCATTACACTTTAAAGAACACCAACTTTAGTGATGAGATAAGTGCAACTTACGAAACTTAAATAAATAATAGGCATTATGAATATAACCAATCCGTGGCTCACTCCTTATCAAAGGTCATACCACCAAATTAAACAAAAGTTAATCGAGGGACTTAAGTCCATCACAGATTCAAATAGTAGGCAGCTTGTAACCGATGTATCAGAAGGTAACATCTTGGTTATAGTCATTTCTATGTTTGCTGCCATAGCCGAAGTATTACATTACTACATTGATACTAAGGCTAGGGAGTTTTTCTTACCCACTGCTAGAAGGTATACTTCTTTACAGGCTTTAGGTAACTTAGTTGGTTACTATCCTCATGGAGCAACTGCATCAACTACGGATTTGGTAGTTACTCGTACTACTTCTCTAAATACTACGGCTAATATAAGCCAAGGAGCTACTATAACACAGGATGGTACTACTTGGGCTGTAAGCCAACTAGTAAAGATTGCTGCTAATGTAGGTTTAGTAAGGATCCCTCTTATCCAGCATAGAAGCTTTGATTTATCAGGTTTAGTACCAAGTATTTTACCAGCTGGTACTACTCAACTAACTATTGCTTCTGATTCACTTCCTTCTGGAGAATTCTATGAGCATGGAACTATGGCTCTGACTATCGGGAATACTCAGTGGGCTTTGGTGGATACCTTTGCTTACTCTAAGCCAGATGATACTCATTTCAGAGTTGAGATAAATAATAATGGTAATATCATTATTATATTTGGTGATGGTACTTTTGGAAAGGTTCCTATCAGTGGTAGTAGAGTAAGTTCTTGTACTTGTTACCTTACTAAAGGTGCTGCAGGAAATGTTGATGCTGGAGCTATCACTACACTTCCCTCAGGTATATCCTCAAGTGTATGGAAAGGTTCTAACGAATATGCTGCAGCTGGCGGTACTGATTACGAGGATGTAGAGTCAATGAGGAACCGTATTCCTTTGCAGGCTCGTACTCAAGGTGTAGCTATTACAAAGAGAGATTATGAGGATCTGGCTCTTATGGTCCCAGGAGTGGTTAAGGCTAAGGTAGATTACCAGTGTGGTAGAAAAGTAGCATTGTACATTTTACCTTCAGATAACAGTGCTAATACTAATCTGGTAGCAGCTAATACTCTTAAGCAGAAGGTATGGGACAAACTCAATCCTTATCTCCCTATAACTACTATACTTAAGGTATTCTCTCTTGGTACTTCTAACATCGTACTTAATGTAGATGTAACTGGTAGAGCTAATTATAAAAAGGAAGATATCCTATCTCATATTCGTACTGCTCTATATAATGCTTATAACGTTCAGGTATCAGAAATTGGAGGTTC